TCAACGGAGCGGCTTTACCTTTTTCCCGATCTTGTGGCGGATGTAATGGGCTGTCATGCCCTCCGTCGTGTGTCCAAGCAGGGCCTGAGCCTCACGGATCCCAGAGCTGTCATCGACGGCCGTTGCTGCTGTAGCGCGAAGGTCGCGGAACTGGAACTCTGCCTTAGGAATGCCTGCCGCTTCTCTGGCGTCGTCAAAGCGGTCGCGCAGCATGTGCTTGGTCAGGGTGTGGCCTGACTCATTGACCAGTAGCGACAACGCTCGCACCTTGAATTGCGCCTTGTAGGCTTGGATTTCCGACAGCAGCTCGGAAAGCTCGCCGCTGATTTCGATGCGCAGCTTGGCCGCAGTCTTGCCCTGGCGCACATGAAGCAGTCCCTGTGAGATATGGCTCTCGCTCATGCGCAACACATCTGCTGGTCTTTGGCCTGTCAGGTGGGCCAGTCGCAAAGCGAACTGCAGCGGTGCAGATGCGTGCTCCATGATCCTAGCCAGCATTTCATCGCTGACCACTACATCGCGGCCTTGCTCTTTGAATCCGCGGATGCCTGAGCATGGGTTGCTTGCCTTGGTCAGCCCTTGTTCGCGCGCGAAGTTCCACATGTGGGAGAACAGAGCTTTCTCTCGGTTGGCTCTGACTTGGCCGATGTTTGCTGGAATATCCGATTTGGGCCGTCCTGAGGCCACACGCTCGGCATTTTTGGCTTCTGCCTGCTTGCGTGCTTCAGCAGTCCTCCAGTCCATGTACTGGCGCACGTGAAGGGGCTCGATGCTGTCGAGCGGTGCAGGAGGATCGCCAAAGAATTTAAGCAGCCATTCCAGTTCTTTTTCGTTGTCGGAGCGTGTGCGTACAGCCTTGGTAGGAAAGACCTTGGCTTTGTACTGCACGGCGAGTTCAACGAAATTGCTGAGGCTGCCGGCTTCGCGCTGGGCAGCGGTCAGCTCAGCCCACTTCTGAATGGCTACAACATAATCCGAACCCAGGGCAATCTCCTTGCGCGGCTTGCCACCAGTATCGAGGTAGTAGTGGATCTTTTGCCCGCGCTCACGCGCGCGCATACCCTTTGGTAGGTTTGCCCATCGGCTCGGTTTTCGGCCCATTTCAGTTCACCCCCACAACTCTTGGTGACCACCGCGCGGTTTCTGGCTTTGGTGGTTCTTCTTTCCGGCCTTCAACGACACCGCGAGTCACAACTGGGTGGCCAGTGGCGTTGACGCGAAATGGTATTCCCATGGATCGCAGTTGCTCAATTTGGCGGGATTTGTGCTTTCGTCCAGTAAGCACTTTGAGCTCATCCTCATGCAGGAATAGATTGCTCATAAGGAAATCTCCATTTAAAAGCCCCGCTTAGTGGCGGGGCTGGTGTTGGTGCTTTTCTTCGTCGCGCTGTTTGCGCTGACGGCGAATGTCTCGTTTGCGGCTCATGCCTTGTCCTTTCCGATGCCGTGGGCTGCCAGCAGGTCGCGCACTTGCTGCTCGGTGTAGATGTTGTACGCCCCATCTGAAAGCGTGTCGCGCCATTCGTGGATGCTCAGGTCGAGATAGGTTTTCATTGATCGCACTTCGATTTCCGCTTGCGGCTCCGGCAACTGCACAGGCGCTGCCACTGGTTGCTGGGGCGCGGCGGCGTCCTGCCACCAATAGACAAAACCGTGGCAATCAATAGCGCCGCGTCTGCCGTCCTTGTTTTCTATGGCGTACCCGGTTATTGCTTCGCCAGCCTCTAGCAGATAGTCCAGCTTCTTTTGTGCAATGCTGCTGAACTGAGGCACAGGTGCTGCCTCTGGTGGCTGGGGCGCGGCGGCGAATATCGCAGCAAGCTCCGCAACATCTTTGTCGGAGCAGCCGCCAAGGGCTGTGTTTCTCGCAAACCATCCATCCACTGCCTCAATGATTGACTGATCCGGCATCGATGGAGCGCGGCGGGCGGCCTGCCACCACATCCAGCCGTTTGCAGTGGTCAGCAGCAGGTAATTGCCTTTTGCATCGCGCTCGATGGCTTTCGGCCATTTTCCATCGTCAGAGGCAACGGCCTCGAATAGTGCGCGCTCTGCGTCTGTGTGGTGTGTCATCCCTGCTTCTCCTGTGTGATGCCGTGGGCTGCTTCGATTGCGCGGGTGATTTCTTGGCGCGATTGAGGCCAAAGCCCGACAAAGAATTGCCAGATTGATAGGCTCTCAATCGCTTCATCCGTAAGCGGCACGCGCTGCGCCTGTGATGCCTCCAGCTCCTGCACGAGGGCGTGTAGGCGGCGTAGCTCTGCCTCTGTAGCGGCGCGCTCTTGGTAGAGGGAGTATTGGCCGTCACGTAGTGCGTCAGCCAACCGCAGCGCCTCTGGCTGCTCTGTGCTTGTGTGTGTCATGGCTGCTCTCCCTGCTTGGCTGCTTGGGTGGCGCGCTCGATAGCGTAGTGCTCGTGAAACCAGCCGCGTGAGAATGCGCTTTGCGCCCAGCGCGGCAGGCGTGATCCAATCGCTTTCGGCACCGTGTTGACGCCCGTTGCTTTTGCGCGCGCTCCTGCTGCATAGAACCAGCGCTTGCCTGCTAGTGGTTTCTTAGCCATTTGCTGCACCTCCCTGCTTGGCTTGGGCTGCAAGCCAGTTATTCCAGAAGCCTTGCGCCCACGAAGCCGTGTAGAGAAAACACAGCGCGAAGATGCCCCATTGCTGGGCTTGCCAGGCTGAGTAGAACCAGAACGGCTGCGCAATTAGGCCGAAGATGCACGCCCAGCGGCGGCGAGCATGTAACTTGGACTGCGACAAAGCCACGGCTGTGACGCCGAACAGAGCGATGAAGATTTGTGCAGTCACAGCAATGCCCCTTGAACTTCTGCATCGCGGCGGTTGTAGCCATGGCGATAGCCACGTTGGTACTCCGATTCAGGCGCATCCATCCCCTGCGCTGCTGGCTGGGTCGCGGAGCGCTCAGGTTCGCGGCACTTCCCACCAAGCTGGCATGCAACACGCCAGCACCCGCGTGGCTCATTGATGTTCGGGCACTGCGCTGGCACTCCCTCTGCGGGGTGCGCGGGGGCGGGGAAGTGGTCGCGCAGCATCCGGGCCATTTCTGCGGTAACGGCAGAGTTCGTGCTGTAGTTGCCCAGCGGCTTGAGTGCGATGCATGCCTGCGGCACAGTGATTTCAAGATCGCGTGCAATGTCTCGCACCAGCAGGGGCAGCGGCACGGTGGCCTGCACTGCCTGCGTTGCTGCTGCCTGCTTGCGCAGCGGCTCCACGCCACCGGCGCCGATGGCGTCCAGCTGGGATTCCAGTTCTGCAATGCGCGCCTCCCGGTTCTCCACTGTGAATCGGTAGGCGGCTAGCTCTTGCTTGTGTTGCAGGGATTCGGCGTGCAGCCATCGCAGTTGGTTGGATGCCTCGATGTCGTTTTGCTTGATGCCTGACATACCACGGTGCAGAAGCCACGCCGCCAAGCGCAGCGCTTCTGACTGCGGCTCGTCAATCTGGTGCACAGCCTCGGCCGGCTTGTGGGTGCCAGTGGATACGGGGCATGTCTTGCAATCGTTGGTCATGGTGGTTTTCTCCGTGTTCAGGCCGGGCGGCCGTTGGTGCTGATGGTTTTGAAGTCGATGACCCAGACCCAGGGGTTTTCGGCCCAGTAGCAGCCCGTGGATTCCCAAAGTGAGCTGAATGCACCGCGCGGTGATAGATATGCCTTGCCATCGGTTGCGATGACGCTATGCACGCTGAACTGGTCGGGCCTAGCTTCGGTAATTGCACCCTCTGCCCAGCAATCGGCGTCAGTGATCTGCTGCAGTCGCTCCACCCGCACGCCAGTGATTTCTAGCCAGATGCGGGCTGCCCACTTGGGCATGTGAACGCTAGGCGTCCACACCATGTCGGTATTTGTTGAGGCTGCGTACATGCAGTGTTCGGGAGTGCGGAAACGCTCCGGCACACCTTCAATTTGCCCTTGGCGGCATCCGGCCCATGACGTGTAGCACCACGTTCCATCACATGGTGGGTCGGGGCTCCATGTCTCGCGCACATAGATGCGGTCACCGGGCTGGCCCATGGGGCAGCGCCACAATCTCGCCGGGTCGGTTTCGTCACAAGGCCCATCGCGTAAAAAAAGATCGGGGCGGCCACAGTAGGCTGCATTCACCATTCCTTGGCCTGGGGCTGGCTGTGGCTTCACGACACGCCGCGTTTGTGTCTTGCGGCCTTCCAGAATGGCGCGCACCAGGGGCTCCTTGAACATCAGGCCTGTTTCTTTCATGTGTGCTCCTAAATCAATGCCCGCAGGGCAGGCCTTCGCCCTCGGCGGGCTCTCGGTGGACGGGTGCTCCGCAGCTGCCGCAGCGCTTTTGTGGCTCTTGCCGCCTGGCCTTGTCGCGTTCAGTGGCGCGCTGGGCGGCCTGCAGGGCTTCTTTGGCTCTGCGCTCTTGCAGTGGGGTGGTGCTCATGTAGGGCTCCAGAAAAGCAAAAGCCCACACGGTGGCGGGCAGTGTCTTAGGTTGTGGGTGGGAAGGCCTCAGGGAGTGGGCGTGGCGCGTAGACTTCGCGCATGGCCAACATCTACGACTCCATGGTCAGTGCCCTGCGTGAGCACTGGAAGGCGAACGACAACGCATACCCCCAGCGGTTTGAGCTGACCCAGGTCACGCTGGAAGCGCTGGTGGCTGGGCGCAAGCTGGTCAACGACACCATGAACTTCAAGAAGTACCCCGACTGGGAACAGGAGTTCCTGGGCGTGCCGCTGGTGCTGTCGACCGAGGGGGACGCCATGATCGCCAAGGACGGCACGCGCGTCCCGCTCAGCGCTTGAGCGGCTGCTTGGCGCTGGCAGGCTCTGGCACGGCCACAAGCCAGACGCGGCCCAATTTATCCTTGCACGCCGGGTAGTGGCTGGCTGCCTGCACGGCCAGGTTCTTCTTGCGCTTGCGCTTGATCCAGTGGCGTAGAGCGTTGCCGATCGCGCCGGTGTGCTCGGGCTCGCACTTGATGCACTGGCCGGGCTTCATGGACTCAAACAGCTCGTCGTAGCGGCCAGGACCCATGCTGCGCTTTTGTGGCGGTGGATCGTCGGCCACCTCCAGGTCTTCGACGTGGATGGTGGAGCGCTGAACGCTCTTGGCCCGCGGCTTGGTGGTGTTGAAAGGGTCGTTTGCTTTGGCAAGCATGGGTGTACCTCCATCAGAAAAATCAGGACAGAGCCCCTAGGGCCCTGTGCTGATTGCTCTCAAAAGAGAAGCCCGCACGCGGCGGGCTTGGTGGTGGTGCGTGAACCGATCAGGTCGCTTCCTGCTCCATTGCGAGCTGCGACACGATTTCAAAGCTTGCCTTGTCGGTCTCCTCGTCAAGCGCCGTGATCTTGATGATCAGCAGCAAACCCGATTCGGTTTCGAGGTCCAGCTCTTCGCCAACCTGCAGCGGGGTTTCGGCGCCCGTCGCTTCCAGCAGGTCATCGATGCTGTCGAACTTCTCCTCATCACAGCCGCGTGACCAGACCTGGCCCATGGCTGCAGCAGCGAAAGCCTCTTCCGGGGATTGGTCGGCCTCGTCCAGCTCACGCTGGTTGGGATCTTTGTCAGCAGCAGGCTGCGTGTCCGGCTTGCCAGCGCGGTATCCCTTCTTGGCCACCTGGGCCGTGGCCGGTGCCAGCAGCTTGATGTAGATGGGTTCTTCCGAGGCCAGGCCCGACAGCTCACCGTAGAGGATGTTGTCCTGCAGTTCCTCGCCGTTGTACTGGATGGTGCCTTTGACCTCCACGCTGCCGCCTTCGAAGATTTCGTACTGCAGGTTGGCCAGCACCGCGTCCTGGAAGTCCACATAGTCGTCCTGAGTGCCGAAGTCCCACACAAAGCGGTAGCCACGCAGCTTCAGGCCCTTCTGGTAGTGGTACGTGGTGGGCAGGTTGGGCTGGCGCAGATTGGGCAGAGGAACCAGCTCGTCGGGGAGCAGCGATTCTTGGTGTGCGTCTGCCGCATGGTTGCAGAAGTGGTGTTCGCGCAAGCCGGCCTGGATCAGGTCGAGCAGCTTGTTGTCGCCCTTGAGGATGAAGGCCAGATCAATGGCGCGCACTTTCTCTTCGCCGTGCAGTTCCCGGCGGGGATTGGCGTTGGTGATCGTGACCTGGGTGGGCTCTACGAGTTGGAACATGGTTACTGCCCTTTGTTCAGGTCTTGGATTGCGAAGTACACGCGCATGCACGCCAGTGCATCGCCGCGCGCGGTGTGTTGGCCGGAGAATTCCTGACCGAAGAAGTGCTGGTAGGCCTCCAGCAGCGTCGGCGTTTTGTTGCCGCCGCGCATCTTGGCCGTGGGCGGCAGCTTGCAGATCGGTGTTGCCAAGCGTGCGGTGCACTCGGCGGGCCGGGCCTTCCAGTCGTCGGAAGGGGGAATTACCAAGCCAGGATTACGCTGATCAATGAAGCGCTTTGCACCGATGCGCGCGATGCGAGCATCAAACGTCTCGTTGTGGGCGATGCGCGTGCCGGCGTTTTCTTGCAGGGCCAGCAGCATTTCCACAGCCTGGGCTTCAGGGATGCCCAGTGCCAGCGCCTTCTGGGTGCTGATGCCGTGGATGGCGGTCATGTCATCCGGGATTGTCCAGCCGTCAGGGCGGATGATCACATCCATGGAAGCCAGCGTTACGCGGGTGTCCAAGTCCACCAGAAATGCGGCCAACTGCACGATGTGCGGCTGATCGGGATGGTTGCTGGGTTCTTTGAACAATGGCAGACCGGTAGTTTCCGTGTCGTAGAAGAGGGCGGTGTTCAAGATTCAGTCCTTGCGGGTAGGCATTAAAAAAGCCTGCTGGTTAGAGCAGGCTTGCAGTCGTTGCTACGTTTTTCGCTGTCAGTTCAGCGCATCCTTCAGGGCCTTGCCCGGGGAGAACTTGGGCACACGCGCTGCAGCGATCTTGACGGGCTCGCCGGTGCGGGGGTTCCGGCCGGTACGCGCTGCGCGCTTGCTCACCTCAAAGGTGCCGAAGCCCGTCAGCTGGACCTTGCCACCCTTCTTCAGCGTTTGGCGCACAGCGGAGAGCGTGGCCTCCAAGGCGCGGGCGGCACCCATCTTGGACAGGTCGGCGTTATGGGCAATGTGCTCAATCAGTTCGGTTTTGTTCACGGTTTTCTCCTGTTGAAAAAAGGGAAAGCGCCCACTGTGTGTGCGCTGGTTGCTATTGTTTTTAGGCGGCGACTGCCTGGAGTTCGTCGGCCAGCTTGCGGTAGCCCATGGACAGCAGCAGCATCAGGCGGCGGGCGTTGCCGCTGCTGATCTGCACCGCAGCGCGCTCTTTGGTGAACTGGATCCCGTGGTGCTCCAGCGTTGCTGCGCTGATCTTGCCCAGTCCCATGCTTTCCATGCGGGCGTTCAACTGTCCCAGCGTCATGGTCTGGCCGTCGTCGGCCGCCGCACTGGTCTGCGCTGCGGCGATGGCCTGCTGCGCATCGATGCCGGCCACGTCCTCGACGGCCTTGTCCTGCACCAGGCCGGCCAGGTCCTGCGCCACAGGTGCTGCCAGCGTACCGGCCTGCTGTGCCTTGGCAATCTCTGCCTGCTCCTGCTGGGCCTGTTGCTGGATGCGCAGGCGCTCCTGTTCCGCGTCCTGCTGGGCTTTGGCCGCCGCCTCGCGCTCCAGGCGCGCGGCTTCCTCGGCGCGGATCTTCTCTCGCTGGGCTTCCAGACGCACGGCCTCGGCCTGCTTGTGGTTGCCGATGCGCAGGGCGGCCAGGGCCTGGAAGTCTTCTTCCGCCTTGGCGCCGACGGTGGAGAAGTCCGCGAAGAGGGCGATCCAGTCGCCATCCTCTTGCACCAGGTGCTTGCGGTTGGCCTCCAGGCGGGCGGCCAGCTGGTTGGCGTCGTGCTTGGCGTTGGTCAGGGCGACAGCCACCTTGTCGCGCATGCTGTCCAGCGATTTCAGGCCCTTGATCGTTTCCGCAAAACCACCCGCGACACGTGGCAGCCAGTTGGCGCCCAGGCGCTGGTTCCACGCGGCCACATGGGCGTCCAGGTCCTGCTGTGCCCCCATCACCAGGTCTGTACGGCGGGCCTCCTTCTCTGCCGCCACCAGCTTCTCCGTAGCCAGCCGGGTGGTGCGCGCCAGGTTCTTCAGGTCGGCCACGGTGCGGCGCATCAATTCCACATCGCTGATCTGGGCCAGTGCGCCATCTTCAGCGGCGGCCAGAGCCTCCTCCGCCTTCTTCAGAGCCTTGGTCGCAGCCTCCGCATCGGCAAACTCTTGGTCGGTCGCTGGCTTGGCAGGGATGCGGGCAATGAACTGGCGCAGCGCATCGCCAAAGGCGTCCAGATTGCCGCCCACGGTCAGGGCGCCATTGACTTGCACCACCACGGCCGGCAGGCTTTCAACCGGCGCGGCCACGGCTGGGGCAGGGCTCTCGGCGCCAGGGTCGAAGGCGGCCAGGTCTTTGTCGAACTGCTCCCAGCCGGCCAGCAGGGCGGCGCGGTCATCCACTACGTCGCTTTGCAGCAAGGTGGCGTGCACAGTGCGCTCCGGCGTGCCGTCCGTGACCGTGTAGATCAGCTTTTGCGCGTTGGATACCGCCAGCTGCTGCACGCACTGCCAATAGTCGGCCTGCGGCACATGACCGTCGCGCACGACCTGGGCCTTTCTCTCGTTCCAGCTCTTGCACTCCCAGGCAATCGTGCCGCAGAAGGTCAAGCCGTCAAAGCTGGCGGACAGGTAGCCGTCGTCCGTGGTGCCAATGACCGGCGAGAGGTCGTCGCCAATGAAGGCTTCGGCCAACGGGCGGGCAGCCTCCTCGATGGCGTGGCCGCGATCAAAGCGCGCCTGCGTGGCGGCGTCCACCTCGGGGGTGATGCCAGTGGCACGCTCCTTCAACAGCGCGGTGCGCGACTTGTAGGGGCTGCAGGCCATCATGGCACTGGCATCGCTGGCGTTGCGCGCTGTCGCTCGGTGTTGGTGCCAAGCGGCGCTGCCCTGGATCAGGTTGTGGATGGTTTTCATGCTTGCTCCAGTTCAACTTGTTTCGCGGTAAAGATTTCATTCAGGCGCAGCGCTGTGGCCTCGTCGGTGATGGCTTCGATCAGGCCGGCCAGCTCGTAGAGCTTGTCCAGGTCGGTGCATGCCTTCATGTCCGCCGTCAGCTTTGCAGGGTCCACGCTGGGTGCATCGGGGGAGGCGTCTTGGACTGGCTTTTGCAGCTTGGCAACTTCATCGCGCAGTTGCTTTTCCTGGGCCGGCGTGACCTTGCCCTTGCTGCCCAGCCACGCCAGCGCGTCCTCAATGCTCTTGCCGTTGGTGATGCCGTCGAGAATCGATGGCAGACGTGCGGCCCACTTGTCAGCCGGCCATTCGGGCTGCACGACTTCCGCAGGACCCATGCTCTTTTCGACGGGTGCGGATTGGTCGCTGGGCGCTATGTCCTGCAGCTCTTCTGCGATGGGCATGCCGCGCAGCACATCCGGGAACACGTCACGCAGCGCAAAGGCGCGGGCGCGCATTTGGCGCATGCGCTTGGGGTACTGCGTCCACGGACCAGCTTTGCCGGCCAGACCGGCCTTAACGGCGTCGTCCATGCTGAAGGTGCGAACCTGCTCGGGTGCGTTTTTGCGCTTCACGCGGCAAATGGCAGTTTTGCCGTCGTCCTCTTCGACCACGTACTCACAGACAGGGCTGGCCAGCACCAGGGCGATCACCGCATCACCCCAGAGCGCCGGGCGGCCATTGATCACAGCCAGGTTCTGCAGTGACTGCAGAGGTTTCAGGCCAAGTTCGGCCCCCCACTGCATGGCGATCAGGCAGTTTCCGGGCTTGCCTTTGAAGTCCTTGGGGACCAGATCGCTTTCGGCCAAATAGCCCGAGAAGGTCAGCGCCTGCTCGAAGTTCTGAGGGCTCAGATCAAACTGGCTGGCTGGGCGCAAGGCCGTGCTGGCCTGTTGGGTGGTGACTGCATTCATGCAAACCTCACTTGGTGGTTGTTTTTGCGAACGACGGGAAGCCGCTTGGGCTTTTTGGCTGGCTGCCCCAGGTGCCACCAGCCGCAGGCGGTGCACTTGTAGGCAGTCATGGGATGGCTGTGGGAGGCGCTGGATTTGCGGGCCAGCTTCTGGGCGCGCTCGTAGTCCAGAGGCTGCTTGCCGGTGGGGCAGCTCATGTGCAGCGCGCTATCAGGCCGGCGCAGCTGGTGAAGAAGCTGGCCGTGGCTACCCACCAAAACAAAGCCCGCACAGTGGCGGGCTTCATGGGGCGTTTGCGCGGCAGGCGCTGGAGCGGGATGGGTGGGGTCATGCGTCACTGCCTTTCTGAACCTGCCCACGATGCTGGTATTTGGCTTTTAGACGCGGAACCGGGCAGTATTTGGCATGCCAGTCAAGTTTTTTCAAAACACCAGCACCGCTTTCGTGATCGCAAATACGGCACACAGTAAAAGTGGAGCCGGGCACGCCATAGTCATCTGTGTAAGTTGCGCTATCCAGAAGCGCTTGCATGTCTTTTAGCTTGACGCGGCTCATACCTGTTTACCCCTCAAACAAAAAACCCCGATGCTGCGTGCCTCGGGGTGGTCGGTTGCTGTTGATTCGTAGGCCTCTTGTGCGCTGGGGAAGATCCCCATCAGCACACGGCCATCTACCTTTATGCGGAATGGCATGGTGTCTCCTTGCCGTTGATGACTTCGTTAATGGCTTTCTTCACTGCGTGGAAGCAGGTGTCGCACAGGTCATAGCGGTGGCGATCCTCTGCAACGGCATGGCCGTAGCGATCGTGCACATTGCTGGATGTTTCGACTTTGCCGCTGCTGCGCCAGTTCTTCTCGTTCAGCTCATTGCCGCAGCAGTCGCAGATCCAGATCAGCTGCGCGGGGATCTCTTTCTTGGCCATCGCTAAATTGCCTCGCACTGGTGTTCGTTGTCGGTTGGTCCCAGCAACTCGCGCACTTGCTCAGGCGGCGCTGGCGGCGGGTACTGGGGAGGGGGCGTGTAGCCAAAGTCGGCTTCGGCCGGGCCCGGGGGGATGTCAAACATGTGCATGGGCTTGCACCACCTCTTCGTGATAAATGTCCAGGGCGTGCTTTTGGCCGAACCATGTGGCCAGGACCTGATGCAGCTTGGCCGCATGCGGGCCGGTCAGCAGCTCGGCCACCTCGGAGAGCGTGGCGTCGTCACCGCTCTCCATCGCCGCATCCAGGATCTCGAAGGGCGCCCACAATTTGCCGGTGCAGATGCAGTCCTTGGACCAGTCGGCGGGCTGCGTCATGGCCTGCAGGCGCTGCAGCACGATCAGCGGGGCCTGCCGCTCGGCAACCTCTCGCATGGCCTGGGCGGCTTCTTGTTCATCCTCCCAGCGCGCGGCATCGGCGCAGGGGTTGCTGGTGGGGCCGAAGTAGCCCACCGGTTGACGTGCGTTCATACGACCTCCAGAAACAAGAAAGCCCGCGGGCAGCGGGCAGGGGGAAGAAAAAGCCGGTGCCTTGCGGCACGCCTGGGGAAGGTTAGAGAGGGAGGGAGGAGACCCCCAGGCCCGGCTGAAAATGATCGATGGTGGCCGGTTGCTTGTCCGGCTTGCTTCCGCGTGTTGTGGATCCGATCCCCGCATGCGCCCGCCAAGGTTGATACGCATGTCGTTTGGCTGGGGGTCGCCTATTTCCCGGTTTTTGATTGAAGGCCGGCACCTTCTTCGCCATGGGCGGTGTCCCGCTTTGGCCGCTTCCAGTCTCCTAGACACTCGCGCATCGCAACTGCGCGTTCACCATCTGGCGATCCCTCAGCACCGCTCCAGACCCAAGAGAGGGAAGGCCTGGAGCGTGAGACCCGCATGTCGTGCGGAGGGATCGCCGGATGGCCCCCGATTGACCGCTCGGGGTTGGCGTTGTGCTGTTGCTTTCTTCTCTTGGTCCAACAGAAGACCTCATTGCGATCGTTGCCGGTCATCGCAAGGGGCTGCAGTGCCCACCTTGGCCTTCGCACTCGTCTGGTCTTGGCATGCCTCGATAGGCCCAGAGTCAAAGCGGTTAGCTCGGATCGCTCCTTCGCTCACGCAGCACCGGTGTTGCATCGCTCCCGTTGGAGCTAACCCCGCCTTTGCTTCCTGTCGGCTTCGGCCCCGGATCGCTGGGCCTTGGGTGTTTCGCGTGTGGTACTGCGATGGGGTGGATTGAATCATGATTCACTTGCGTGTGTCAATCATGATTCAATGTTTGTTTGAATATTTATTCAATCAGGATCACAATCCCCTCATGACCACACACCACACAGACGAAAAAAAGCCCGCTCGGGGCGGGCTGTGTCTAGGGCGGGCGGGTGATAACTGGCGCCGGCCTGGTGGCGGCCTTACTTCCTCCGAAACTTCCTGCGCTGCCCCTCAGAGAGCCGCCCACCACTCCCAAGCAGCCCACACCAAACCCACCACCACCCAGAAGGCGAAGGCATAGGGAAGGGCGCTTGATCATCATTTTCCAAAGTTAGTGTCGGAAAATGGGTTTATGCATGTTTGCCCGTTGTACTCAGGTGGGTCGTACAAGCAGCGGCAAGCAAACGCTATCTGCATTGCTGAGAGCTGATATGAGGTTTCTTTGGCTTTCTTGAGGACACAAGAATTCCCATCAGCATGACCAAAAAAACCACGCCCCGAGCCTTTAAGGATTTCGGTATATTTCTCGTTGCTTTTTTCTCTACAAATATTAAAAACGGCACCATGCGTTGCTTGATTGCTTGAGCCTGGTAATTTGTCTAATATGCATTCGGCAAAGTTGTAAGCTAATGCAGGATAGCTGGCGAAAATGGTTAGCCAGAGAATGAAATTCTTTATATGCATTTCACATACTCCGCAACATCCTGCGCTCCCTAATTTAAATTAGCCCACCAAGCGAGGCATCGACAACAACGCCGCACCACGTATCACCGGGCATAAGCTTCAAATACTTCTCGTCTTTTGGCCAATCCGGATTAATCGCCTCAAGGTATGGCGCACCTTCAATCTGGATGTAGCGCTTAAAGGTTGTTTCGTCTGTCGAGCTACGACGGACGACAACAAAGTGGCCGGGCATGGGATCAATATCGGGATTGACATGAAGAATCATCCCTTCGCTGAAGCTAGGTGAGCCCCCAGGGTTCTCCATAGACCTGCCTCTAACCCTAAGCATGAATCCGCAGGGGCCAAGGTTCTTGGTGGATGGACGCCAGTCAGCGGCATCACTTGGCTGGAATATTGGACATAGCTCTGTCCATTGGCCTGCTTGTACTTCAGAGAGCAATGGGTACATGCCTTTCACATCGGGACCAGGGAGTGTGTTTGCCTCAGAGCGCATTGGTCCTTCGCCTGTTGCAAGCCAGTCAGGGTTAACAAGCAAGTGTGAGGCCGCGCGTGCGTTGTTGGCAGCGGAGAAGGCTTTGGAGAGCCCATCCAAAACCCGCTTAACGGCTTGATAGCTGACCCCCATGCCTGCAGCGAGCTGAGACACCGAGGTTGATCGAGCTTCCATTGCTGCCCTTAAGCGATCACTGTATTCAATCATGTTTGAACTATGCTTGTGCATGCGTGAATAGTGATTGCATTTCAATGTGAATCATGATTCAATCCGGGCATGCAAAAAGCTGAAGCAATTCAACAACTGGGCGGCTCCATCCCGGCTGCTGCCAAAGCAATTGGCGTGAGCTATCAGGCTGTCAACCAGTGGCCTGAGGTTCTTCCTGCTCGCATCGTTGATCGCGTCCAAGCCGCCCTCTACCGCAAGCAGCAAGCGGAAGCGACTGCGCCTGCCACCACCACCGCCCAGGAGGTGAGCCATGGCTGAGCTGCGCACCTTCACGCTCCCCGTCGGAACTGCTCTTTCTGGAGAAAACATAGGTGCCACGCTACGCGCTGATGCGGTGGTGGTGTGCCACCCAAAAGATGAGTACCTCATCCGGGCGGCACTGAAGCTGCCAGCTACGACCAGCTCCGCAGCGCAGCTTCTTAAAGCTGCTGGGTGCTCGTCATTGCGTGGCCGGGAAGAGTTTTGCGGCATCCACATGCAAAGTGGCGTTGCAGCAAGTGCATTCCAGCCCGATAGCTCTGGTTCTTCTCTGGAGCACCGATTTGATTCCTTTGCTGAAGCAGGGCTGGCAAATGTAGTGAGCAGCCTCATGGATGCTTGGATCGCTGGCCCCAACGCTGTGATTGCTAGAGCCATTACTTCGCAGCGCAAAGAAGCCGCTCCCGATCTCGACCAGCGTGTATTTGCCGCGCTCATCGAGGGCCTCCTTCAAATCCAAGTTTTCTTTCTGCATCTTGGACAGATCCGCCTGGAGCTGCAAAAGGGTGGCGTTGTGAGCGAGCAATCCCTCTTGAGCCTTGAGCAGTTGCTCCATGAGGGCAGCCGATTTTTCGTTGATGAGCGCGCTGTCTCTTGCCGCACTCATCCCCTTGGCAATGTCGCGGGCTGCGGAGATTGACGCCGTGATGCCGCTGATAGCTGACCAGTCCATGTTTTCGCCCGCCTTTCTTTTGGCTCTTGATGGTTGTGTAAGCAGCGCCATCGTAGCCCAGGGTGCGGCGGGCACCTTTTCCCTGGAGGCCTGACCTATGACCTCTGCAAAGTCGCACAAATCAATCCTTTCGCGTTTGACCAACGTTTTGAAGCGTCCATCCACCTCGGGGCAGCTTCAGTGTGTGCGCTGCGGACACAGGACACACAAATCGTCGGCCTGGATCTTTTTGCGTGCCCATCTCAAAGTTCAGCGCCGAGTGCTTTCCGTTTTGGAAGCATGTAGCGCACAGGTAGGGCGGTTTGCACATGCCTGTTTCGTCCGGCTTTGCCGCATAGACAACGCAATGGCCGCTAGCAATCGAGGTGAGTTCGTAATCGGCGTACTGCTGGCCCGTTCGTTCAACACGTTTCAGGCGGTCGGTAAGTTCCGCATTTTCTTTCTTGAGCCGCGCCAGCTCGTCATTGAGAAGTGCTTGGTCGCGCTGGATAGCCAGAACAGATGCTTGTGCGTCGATCAGTCTGGCGTTGAGCGTGGTAGCCAGCTCGGCGAGCTTGAGGGTGTCGCGCTCGGCGACAAGCCCCTCGGCGATGCCTTTGGCGCCAGTGATGGACGCGATGGCCAGTTGAATTTCATTGAGCATGGAAGCCCCTCCGATAAGACGGTGCGTGTTGAGGAACTTGCATTGTCTTGTGGAGAGGGCTTCCGCCATGTTGCATACGCACATCGGTGCGATTCCACCCCCAGCACCCAGGAGGTGATCCATGGCTGAGCTGCAAACATTCACTTTGCCCGCAGGCACGGTGTGCCACCGCAACGGCAGCCCCTTCGAGCCAAGCGCAGGAGCCGTTGCGACGGCCTTGGAGGCCGCGCGACTTGCGCTGATCTCGAACAACAACTGCTTGATTACAGACAGACCGGATTTGCCTCTCTCACAAGAGACAAGCTGGACCACTGATTTCTCAAGTGAGCTGGCTTTGATAGATGCGGCTATCGGCCGTACTGCTTCTCTATGTGCGAATGAAAGTACCTGCCTGCAGACGGCGCCGAAATCAATCCCCGCCAAATGTGAGCAGGAACTCCGTAGTAGTCGTAGCCCTGACCAGGATCGCTTGTGAACCAGATCCTGAGCGTACTTGACTGTGCGTCGTACCCAGCCCGACTGATGGCTGATGAATTCAAGTTTCGGATTTCCATGTTCGCCCTCCTTGTGGCTCTTGATGGTTGTGTAAGCAGCTCCATCGTAGCCCAGGGGGTGGCGGGCACCTTTTCCCTGGAGGCCTGACCTATGGCACCCCATGACCCCACCATGTTTTCTCGCCGTCCTGCAGCGGGCACTGCAGGCGAGATCGGCGAGCTGCGCGGCAACTGCCCCAAGTCCTTGCTGTCCGCCCTGGATGCATTGGCCATGGCGCGCAACCTTGATCGCACGGCGTACGTGAATCAAGTGTTGGATGCGCATGTGGCTGATGAAGTGCATAAGGCCAGTGTCCTGGTCCGCACGCTGCGGGGCAATCCATTCCTCCCGGACGATCTCGGAGGGACACCGGAATGACCGCAGCGCCTACAAAGCCGGGGAATGCTTTCGACATCCCCACCAAGACATTTGCGCTGCAACTGCAGCGCAACCTCAGCAGTGCCCACGCGCCAAAGGCTAGCCAGTATTTCCATGTGACCAAGCCGCGCGATCCGTCGCACACGCAACGTATCAGCAAGGCGGCGATATGAGCATTGCCCTGATGACCTTGACCTGGCAAACGGCGCTGCCGTTGAACCAGAAGGCTGCGCTGCTGGCCTTGTCGGACTGGGCCAATGACGAGGGGGCCAGCCTGCACCCATCGATCTACGCCTTGTCCGAGCGGCTGACTTGCAGTGAACGAACCGCCCAGCGCCTGATCCGCGATCTGGAGGAGGGGCAGTGGATTGCAGTGGTCGGTAACCACAACGGTGGCCGGCCCGGTGCCACACGAAACTACCGCATCAACGTGCGCAAGCTGCGTGCCGAGGCCTTCCAGGAGGAAGAGCGCCGCGCTGAGGTCCGCCGCCAGCACCGGCACGTCAATGCTGGCAACACCCCGGACCCATTCGAGACGGGTGACAAACCGAGCAAGACGGGTGACACCGGTGTCACGGGTGACAAATTGACAGGGGTGACAAATCAGGTAGAGACGGGTGACAAATCAGGTAGTAGACGGGTGACAAATCGTGCAGAGACGGGTGACACCGGTGTCACCCTAACCACCATAGAACCGTCAATAGAACCACCAAAGAACCACCAATGCGCGAGGACTGCGAAACCCGCAGTGGTCGGCAGGCCTGATGGTGTGACCGAGCAGACCTGGGCCGATTGGCTGCAGCTGCGCAAGCGGCTGAAGGCCGAGGTGACGCTGACCGCCCTGGATGGCATTGCCCGAGAGGCCGCAAAGGCCGGCTACAGCCTGGAGGACGCGCTGATGACCTGCTGCGCCAACGGTTGGCGCGGCTTCCGCGCCGAGTGGGTGCACAGGGGAGGGCGGGGCCAAGCACCGCAGGAGACCGCCTACCAGCAGCAGATGCGGCAACGGGTCGCTGCGCTGACCCCGCGGTTTGCCGCACTAGGCCCGCAGCAGCATGCCGGCGATTTCTTCCGGGACCAGGCCATCGATGTCCCTGCCCACGAAGTGCCCGTTGCACACCAGATCGGAGGTGTTCGATGACCCAGCAGCAGACGACCTACCAGCACCGCGTGCTGCCCTTGCCGTGGGTGGAGAAGATTTTCGAGAAGCTGGGCGTGACCTACGGCCGCGACTTCCTGGCGCGCTGGGATGGCTTCGACGCGGATGCCATGGCAGCCGTCAAGTACGACTGGTGCATGGAGTTGGGGGGCTTCTTCGACAAGCCAGATGCCATCGCCTACGGCCTGGCCCACCTGCCGGCCAAGTCGCCCAACGTGCTGGAGTTCCGCGACATCTGCCGGCGTGCACCGCAACCCGAACTCAAGAAGCTTCCCCGGCCTGTCCAGGACCCCCAGGCCGTTGCCGAGGTGGTGGGGGTCGTGAAGTCCAAGCTGACCAAGCTGCCGGCGGTCGACCCCAAGGGCTGGGCGCTGAAGCTCAAAGCCCGCCATGAGCGCGGCGAGAAGTTGGGCTCCCACCAGGTTCATGCCTACCGGCAGGCCCTGGGGCTGGATGGTCGCCAATCGTGGCAGTAACGAAGAAAAAACAGGAGCAACAAGCAATGATCGTGATTGGAATTGACCCAGGTTTGACGGGTGCCTGCGCAGTGGTCGACCACCTGGGTGTGCGCGCTGTTTTCGACCTGCCCACCATGCCTGTGCCCGGGGCAGGCCCCAAGGCGTTGGTGAAACGCAAGATCGACGGCCGCGCCCTTTGCCAGCTGCTGCTGAAACACTGCCCGGCCGGAGATTCGAAGCCCCATGTGTTCCTGGAAAAGGTCAGCACCATGGGCGGGGCAAACAACGCAGTGCAGACCCAAGGTTCTTTGATGCGCAGCCTTGGTGCGATTGAAACCGTGGTCGAGTGCCTGAAGTGGCCCGTGGAGCATGTCGCGCCTCAGACCTGGAAGAAGCTGTACGGAATCGGCTCGGACAAGGCTGCGGCACTGGAGAAGGCGCGCGGGCTTCACCAAGAAGTTGCCGCCGACCTGGCGCGAGTCAAAGACCACAACCGTGCAGAAGCAGTGCTGCTGGCCCATTGGGGGCTGAAGGAGCTGGCATGAGCATGACACTGGGCCTGATCTTCATCACCTTCGTGGCTGGCGCCTTGATTGGCGGTGCCCTGGCGGCTGTCAGCCTGACCGCAGACCTGGGGGGCCACTGACCATGGGCCGCCTTGTTCTGACCAAAGGCCAGGACGGCAAGCTGCATGGCCTGGACCCCAAGGGCCAGCGTGCCTGGGACCGCTTCAAGGCCAAGCTGAAGTCGCTGGACTTCGGCGACACGCTGGGCTTCACCTTCTTCCTGCCGCGCGACCCGGTGAGCCACCGCAGCTTTTTTCGCAAGCTGCAGGTGCTGCTGGAGCGCACCGAGGCATTCACCGAGCTGGACACGCTGCGTGCCTGGCTGCTGCTGGGGGCCGGCTACTGCGACTACGTGCCCGGACTGGATGGAAAACTGCGGGCCGTGCCCCGAAGCATGGCTTTTGACGCCATGGATCAGGCGGATTTCATGGAGCTGAACCGCAAGGTGGACGAGTTTCTCTACACCGAGCACGCCCTGAATGTGCTGTGGCCGGGGCTTGCCCACCAGCAGCAGTGGAGCTGCCTCACCAGCTTTCTGGAGGATCTGCGCCGATGACCTGCCAAGACTGCCACCAAGCCCAGACCGCCAAGCACTGGGGCGGCTATCACGCTGACTGCCACGGCTGCCAGGTGCGATCCCTGGCCAGCGGCCCCGCCTACTTCTCGGCCGTGCAGGCGAACGCCATCACCGGCCAGTACCGCGGCGCGCTGCAGGCGCTGTTCGGGGAGGGTTGGAAGCAGGCGCACGAAGAGGTGAAGGCCGAGCACGCGCGCCTGGCGGCCATGCCGGATCCCTGAAAAGCAAAAGGCCCACCGAAGTGAGCCTCCTGCCGAGCTGTACGCCCTAGACACGCCACAGTTTACAGGAGCCATGCATGAGCCTCAATACAGATCGACGCACCAGCCGACAAATCATTTGGGACGCCATCCAAGAGATGGCGGCCATGGGGCAGGCCATCACCCGCAAAACCCTGCAAGAGGTGACGGGCCTGACCTATCACATCGTGGACGACCACGTTTCACGCTTCGTGGACGAGGATGGAACGCTGCGCCGGGTCGTGGATGGGGTGTTTGAGCTGGTGAAGGGCTACGACGCGCCGCGGCCGGTGAGTGTCACGGACCTGGACGACGGGCAAACCATCATCGAAGTGGGCGACCAGGAGATGCGCCTGTGGCCGCGTGAGGTGCGCAAGGTGGCGATGCGGTTGGCCGGCGAGGCCCAGCAGCTGGCCACCATGCAGCTGCAGCACGATGTGGCGCTGGCCACCCAGGGGCTTCAACTGGAATTTCGTGGTGTGCAGCGCGAAATGTCGGCTCGGATCAAGGAACAGGACGAAACAATCAAGCGGCTGGAGATGCAGTTGGCGCAAAGACCGGTACAGGCAGCTTTGATTTGAAGGCGACGAGAGCGACTACACAAAATTATCACCATTGCCGCTATACTGGAGGTGGAGCGTCGAAACTCCATTACAGAGCGGTTAACCGCACCCGATAGCACATGCGGTTTTTTTACGCCCGCGCCAGATTGATTTATGGCCGGGAGGGCGGCAGCTATACAAGACCCTTCGGGGGAAATCTGCCCGCTCGGCTCTGTACGAGTTTCGAACCTCCCGGCCACCTCTCGCCGGATTGCGCGTCGAAACGCACTCGGCGAGATTTCTAAGTCTCACAGAGGAGCGTTCTCATGTCTCAATCCGTTCTGGCATTCAATGCCACTCCCGCCGCATCCACATTTAACTTCGGCGCCCACGCAGTGCGCATCATCGTCCGCGATGGCGAGCCTTGGTTTGTTGCCTTCGATGTGTGCCAGGCTCTGGGTTACGCCAACAGCCGCAAGGCTGTAGCCGACCATCTGGACGACGATGAACGCTCGACCGTAACTAACAGTGACAGTCGAAATGGCGGCGGCAAACTGACCATCATCAACGAATCCGGCCTCTACGCCCTGGTGCTGCGGTCGCGCAAGCCAGAGGCACGCAAGTTCGCCAAATGGGTAACAGGCGAAGTTCTCCCCAGCATCCGCAAGACGGGCAGCTATGCCAAACCAGCGGCGGATGCAGAACGCATCACTTTAGCCAACCGTCTTGCCTCCCACGCGGCCAGCGCTGTACATCAGACGGTATTTGAGGCCATCCTTGCAGCCGATGACAAATGGTGGAAGCACGACCGCTACATGTTGTCCTTCAACTACGGTGCAGACAGCAGCATGTCAGTGCCGCATGCCAAGGCCATCCAGCAGGATCAGGTCGTGGTTTCTCTGAACGAGCTCGCCAAGCGAATCTCCGATCCTGACTCGCTGGGCTCCATTGCTACAGATCAGCAGCTCGCCAGCATCATTGAAGCATGTGCAGCAAGACTCTCACTGAGAGCCCAGATGCGCAGCGACATTCAGATTGCCAAATCCATCACGGCTTGATACACATGCTTGCCGCTGGCAGGGGCGTGGCGGGCGTGCTGGACAGGATGATTGTGGAAGAGGCTTAATTTCTTCCCCCCGCTAGGGTTCGCTTTGCTGGTGCACACCCGGAACACTCCGGGGCATGGCAAAGACAAGTCCACCAGCACCCATTCCAGAGAGCCCGCCGGCAGGGGGCGCAGCCCCCGGCCCCGTGGCGGTGGACTGGGAGCGCATCGAGATTGACTTCCGCGCCGGGGTCAAAAGCCTGCGTGAGATTGCAGAGGGCTCCGGCACCAGTCACGTCAACATTTCCAAGCGCGCCAAGAAGTTGGGATGGGTGCGCGACCTCTCCACGAAGATCCAGGCCAAGGCCGACGAGCTGGTTAACGCAGCGTCGGTTAACACCCCTGTTAACAAAGCCAGCCCTGCTGCGGAGCGCGTGACGGTCGAGGCTGTCGCCAACAGTCAGGCCAGCATCCGCCTGGCACACCGTGCCGACATTGAGCGCACCCGCCGCCTGTGCATGCGCATGCTTGCCGAGCTGGAGCAGCAGAGCGCCGCGCCCGAGCTGCTGGGCGAGGTGGCCGAGATCCTGGCCAGCGTCCCGCCGGAGGAGATGACCAAAGCCCAGCGCGCGAAGCTGGCCGACGCTGCCGCCCGTGCTGGCTCGCTGCAGTCCCGCTCCAGCACCATGCGGTCCCTGTCCGAATCGCTCAAGAGCCTGGTTGCCCTGGAGCGCCAGGCCTATGGCATCAAGGAGGAGGCCGCGCCACCGCCAGACCCTGGTGTGGCCTCTTTCTCGACCGCTGACCTTTTTGCGATGCGCGATGCGCTCAAGAAGGGAGCCGCATGAACGTCGACAACCTCTCACCCGCCCAGCGCGAAGCCATGCTGGCCTCCATCGAGCTGGAGCTGTCCCGCCGCAAGATCGACAGCATGTACCCGGACACCGGGCCGCTGCGCCGCGAGCTGTACCCCAAGCACATGGAGTTTTTCAAGGCCGGCGCCACCTACCGCGAACGCTGCGCCATGGCGGCCAACCGCGTGGGCAAGACCGAGGGCATGGGTGGCTACGAAACCGCTCTGCACCTGACTGGCCGTTATCCGGACTGGTGGGAAGGGCGCCGCTTTGACCGGCCTGTGCGCTTCTGGGCTGCTGGCAAGACCAACGAAACCACCCGCGACATCGTGCAGAACAAGCTGTTCGGCCCTGTGGTGGGCTCGGGCACGTCCAAGTGTTTCAGCGGCACCGGCCTGGTGTACGCCGACTGCATCGAGCGCGTGGGCTGGAAGCAGGGCGTGACCGACCTGGCCGACACCGTCTACATCAAGCACGTCAGCGGCAAGTTCTCCGAGCTGGGCCTGAAGTCCTACCAACAGGGCCGGGGCAGCTTTGAAGGCACCGAGCGCGACGGCATCTGGCTGGACGAGGAGCCGCCGCTGGAGGTCTACAGCGAGTGCTTGATTCGCACGGCCACCACCAACGGCATCGTGTACATCACCTTCACCCCCCTGGAGGGCACCACCGGCACGGTGATGATGTTCCTGGAGGGCGAGCAAGAAGCCAAGGAGGAGCCACTGTGCCTGCAGTAAGCGCATCCCGCTACCTGGTGACGGCTGGCTGGGACGATGTGCCCCACCTGGACGAAAAGACCAAAAAGGAGCTGTGGGCCAGCTCGCCCCCGCATGAGCGCGAGGCTCGTGCCAAGGGCATCCCGACGCTGGGCAGTGGCCGCATCTTCCCCGTGGAGGAGAACAGCATCAAGGTGCCGGCCTTTGCCGTGCCGCCGCACTGGGCCCGCATCAACGGTATCGACTTCGGCTGGGACCACCCGACCGCGGCGGTGCAGCTGGCCTGGGACCGGGACAACGACTGCATCTACGTGATCCAGGCGCACCGGCTGAGCCATGCCACGCCCGTGATCCATGCCTCCACCATCAAGCCCTGGGGCGACTGGGTGCCTACGGCCTGGCCGCACGACGGGGAGCAGCACGACAAAGGCTCTGGCGAGCAGCTGGCGCTGCAGTACGCCAAGGCTGGTTTGAAGATGCTCAAGCACCGCGCCACGTTTGAAGATGGCTCCAACGGTGTGGAGGCCGGCCTGATTGACATGCTGGACCGCATGCAGACCGGGCGCTGGAAGGTGTTTGCCCACCTGGGCGACTGGTTCCAGGAGTTCAAGCTGTACCACCGCAAGGACGGCAAGGTCGTCAAGAAGCTGGACGACTTGATGAGCGCAAGCCGCTACGCCTTGATGATGAAGCGCAAGGCCATCACCCAGCCCAAGCCGCAGCGCCCGATAACCGGTGGCTGGGCGCCACTGGATCAAGAAATGGGGTACTGAAATGCAAGCAACCGCTAACAACGGGGGCGTGCAGCCCCAGGGCGCCGAAGCGCCAGCCATTGATGACCGCCAGACCCTGCTGCAGAACCTGCTGGCCAAGCGCCGCGAGGCGATTGCTGGGCGTGCTGGCTCGGGCATCGAAGAGGAGTGGACCGAGGACGAGGAGCACTACCAGGGCATCGATGATGCCAACCGGGCATTCCAGTCGGCCAACATGCTGTACCGCAGCCGTAGCAAGGCGCTGCTGTCGGGCCAGCAGCAGGGCCAGCAGCCCGCGCGCTCCGTGGTGTTCCTGAACATCACACGTCCGTATGTGGATGCGGCCAGCGCCCGGGTGGCCGACATGCTGCTGCCTACGGACGACCGTGCCTGGGAGATCAAGGCAACACCCATTCCAGAGTTGAGCCCGGCTCTGCGCGCACAGCTGCAGGAATTCCTTGGTCTTAGCCTGAACCCCGGGAAGATCGAGGAATTCGTGCAAAAGCAGGTGGACGCCGCGAACACGTCAGCCAAGAAGATGCAGAAGGCCATCGAGGATCCGCTGGTGGAATCCAACTGGCATGGCGAGGTGCGCCAGGTGATCGAGGATTCTGCGCGCTGCGGCTCGGGGGTGTTGAAAGGCCCATTTCCGAAGCTGTGCACGGTGCGCATGACGATGAAGGATCCGGTGACAGGCCTGAAACGGCAAGTCAAGATGGAGGAGATCCGCCCAGCTTCCAAGCGCATCGACTTCTGGAACCTTTTCCCAGACCCAGCCTGCGGCGAGAACATCCACGCCGGCAGCTTCATTTTCGAGCGCGAGTACATCGGCAAGCGCCAGATCATGGAATTGCTCAAGGACGAGAGCTACGACCGTGCCGAGGTGATGGCCGTGCTGCGCGAGGGGCCGGCCAAGACCCGGGAGGGCACGGAGTCGGTCTACCGTCATGGCGACGACGAGTTTGAAATGTGGATCTTCCACGGCCACTGCATGCGTCAACAGCTGCAGGCCATGGGGGTGGAGCTGGACCAGGACGCCGAGGAGCATCTGCCGGCCATGGCGGTGATGATCAACGACCGCCTAGTCAAGGCCGTGCTCAGCCCCTTGGAGAGCGGTGAGTTTCCCTATGACGTGCTTGCCTGGCAGCGCCGTCCTGGCATGCCTTGGGGAATTGGCATCGGCCGCCAGATCCGCACTGTGCAGCGCATGATCAACGCCAACACACGCGCCATGATGGACAACAGCGGCTTGTCTGCCTCCCCGCAGATCGTGATTGGCAATGGGATCACGCCAGCGGATGGCGTCTACTCAATCCGTCCTGGCAAGCTGTGGCGCGTGGAAGCAGGCAGCGATGTGCAGGACGTGACCAAAGCCTTTGCCAGCTTTTCGGTGACCAGCGTGCAAAACGAGCTGATGAACATCATCCAGTTCGCCCAGAAGATGGCCGAGGACACCACCGGCATGCCGGCGATGCTGCAGGGCATCCGCGGGGATGCACCGCAGACCCTGGGCGGCATGCAGATGCAGAACAACAACGCCACGAGCGTGCTGCGCCGCCTGGCCAAACGCTTTGACGACTACATGACGCGGCCGCACATCCAGCGCTATTTCGACTGGATGATGAGCTACAGCGACGACGACAGCATCAAGGGGGACTTCGAAATTGAAGTCCGCGCATCGTCTGCCCTGGTGGAGCGGGACGCCCAGCAGCAGTTCCTGATGTCGCTGCTGCAGGCTTCGGCCAACCCGGTGTACGAACTGGATCCGGCCAAGCTGGCGGCCGAGCTGTGCCGTGGTCAGCGCCTAGATCCAAAGAACTTCCAGCTGACAGAGGAGCAGAAGGCTCAGCGGGCACAGCAGGGGCAAGACCCCACCATGCAGGCCAGGGCCAAGCTGTTCGGTGCGCAGGCAGAGAAGGCCCTGGCAGACGCCGAGCGTTTGCAGGCCCTGACCGTGGGCGCCCGGGTGGAGGCCCAGTACAGCGGGGTGCAAACTGCCCAGGTGATTGAGCAAATACCCGGCACCGCCACCACGGCCGATGCGCTGCTGCGTTCTGCCGGTGCCAAGGACATGGATGCCGCGCCCATCGTGCCCCAGGCCAGTGGGGCAGGGGAGGTGCCACCGGTTGAGGTGCCCACGAACACCAACCCGTTGACGCCGGCCAATCCAGAAAGCCCCACCGTAGGGCTGCAGGCCGGCATTATGACGCAGGCGAACGACGGCGTGCGGTCCTGATCAACGCACCCCACCTTCCAGCCCTCCTGGTGCACAGCCTGGAGGGCTTGTTTTTTGGGGGCGCGCGGCACGCCCCCGGCTAGGGATTCGTCTTTGTGGCGCCAAGCCAGAAACTGCCAGCCATGACGAATTCGGCCATCGACTTCCACTCGCCAACCTGGCGTGCCATCGCTGACAAGGCGCAAGCACAGCTGGACACGTTGCGGGTGAAGAACGACAGCCCAGCGCTGGATGCGATCCGCACGGCAGAAACCCGTGGCCGCATCGCAGCGTGGAAAGAGTTACTGGCGATGGCAGATGACAAGCCAGCCCCAGTGCAGGAGACCCCCGCCTATTGAGGCCGAGGTCGTTGAAACCACAGGAGTGCATGACGCATGAACGTAGAAGACCAGCAAGCAGAGCGCGCAGCGTTCGAACAGGGATTTGCACAAGCTTCCGGGCAGCCCGCACCAGCCCCCGCCGCGCCTGCGGCCGAGGCGCAAGCGACCTCCCAGACTGAGCAAGCTCCTGCCGCGCAAGCCACTGAGCAGCCCGGTGAAGCGCCAGGCGCAGCCAGCACCACGGCGGAGGGTGCAGCGGCACCCCCTGCAGACGCTGGCCCAGCCGAAGGTGAAGACCCGGTGGTGTTCGGTGGCTACAAACGCAGCGAGCTTGAACGCTTGGTGGAGCAGGCCGGCAAGGTGACCGATCTGGCACAACAGCTGCGCAAGGCCCAGGGAAAGATTGGCGAGCTCAACAGCAAGCTGCAAACCCAGGCCCCGGCGCAAACGACAGCACCGACGCAACAGAAGGTTGTGCCCGAGCTGCCGCCAGAGCTGGTGCAGTTCGAGCAGGACTTCCCGGAATTTGCGACCTACGCCAAGGCGGTGATCGCCGCCCAGCAGCAGCCCACACCGGCAGCCCCGCCCGCCCAAGTGCAGCAGACCGTGGCCACGGTTGCAGCACCGGCGTCCGCCGAGCTAGACCCTGTGGCGATTGAGCTGGCCGTCATGGATCGCATGCACACAGGGTGGCGTGAGAAGGTGCAGGGGCCGGAGTTCAACTCCTGGCTGGCAGCCCAGACCGAGGCGGTACAGACCGCGTTCGGCGAGGCAGACACCGCCGATGCGCTGGCGGCCGTCATTGGTCAGTTCGATCAGTGGTCGAGCGCCAAGCAGGCCCAGGCCCAAAAGCAGCAAAAGGGCCAGCAGCGCCTGGCAGCCGCGGTGACGCCGCAAGGCAACGCGCCCAAGCCCCAAGCCGCGCCTACCGAAACTGACGATTTTCATGCTGGCTTCCAGTCAGTGATGGGCCGACGCTAGGCCCGAGGAGAAAACCATGACTCAATTCGCTTCCGGCGCCCCGGCGCCACGCATCGGCAAGATCAAGGGCGAGATCCTCGCCCACGCGATTGCCACCGAAGTGCTGGGCATTTGCGGCCAGCAGCGCCCCCTGCCCAAGAACCAGGGCAAGACCGTGATCTTTCGCCGCTACCTGCCCTACGGTGCGACGAACACCAACTGGGACACGCGCAACCGTCCGGCGGTCGACGCCGCCGCGCACGAGCTGGTCGAGGGTGTCACGCCCACGGCCGACAGCCTGACGCCCCAGGACATCACGGCGGTGATCAAGCAGTACGGCTGCCTGTACCAGCTGACCGACCAGGTGGCCGACACCTACGAAGACGACGTGCCTGCGGAAATGAAGAAGCAGTGTGGCGAGCGTGTGGGCCTGCTGCGCGAGATGATCCGCTACGGTGGCATCAAGGCCTGCACGAATGTGTTCTTCGCTGGTGGTTCCAGCCGTGCCACGGTGGCCAGCAAGATCACACTGAACCTGCTGCGCAAGATCAGCCGCAATCTGCAGGCCAACCACGCCAAGCGCATCACCGGCATCCTGGCGCCTTCGGCCGACATTGCCACCCAGCCGGTGGAAGCGTCGTACCTGGTGTTCGTGCACACCGACGCCGAAGCCGATGTGCGTGATCTGGCGAACTTCGTGCACGTCAGCGAGTACGGCAGCCGCAAGCCGGTGCACGCCCAGGAGCTGGGTTCTTGCGAGAACTTCCGCTTCGTGACCTCGCCCGAGCTGGCGCCTTATCTGGCCGCCGGCGCCGATGTGGCCGCGACGGGCCTGATGGGCACCGGCAAGGTGGACGTGTACCCGTTCATCGTGGCCGGCGAGGACGCCTGGGGGCAGCTGGCGCTGCGCGGTGTGGACTCGATCGATCCGACCTACATCCCGGTGGGCCAGAAAGACAAGTCCGACCCGCTGGGCCAGCGCGGCTATGTGGGCGCCAAGTTCTACATGAACATGACCCTGCTGAACGAGGGCTGGATGGCCATCGCTGAGGCCGGCGTCTCCTCCCTGTAACCCAAGTCCCAGCGCACCCCAGGCGGGTGTGCTGGGCAGCCTTTCACCCCAACACCTGACAGGACGACCAAGATGGCAACTCGCACACCCCGCGCCAACCCCCAGATCGATGCCGGCTCCGAATACCTGGGCCAAGAGCAACAAGGCGCCATTGGCGAAATCCGCACGACGGCCGGCGTCGACGTGGTGGACAAGCCCCTGCCCAAGGGCGCGCTGGAGCTGGAGGCTTTCATGAACGAGCCCGTGACCATCCTGGTCAACCCAGCGACCGATCCCGACGAGCCGCGCCTGGTGCAGGTGGGCGTGAACGGCGTCAACCAGTTCCTGCCGCGTGGTGAGCAGATCACGGTCAAGCGCAAGTATGTGGAAGTCCTGGCCCGCGCCAAGCGCACCAACTTCTCGCAGACCCTGGATGAACGCCTGGGCGAGGGCATGAACCACCTGAAGGCCATGCACCTGCTGCGCTTCCCGTTTTCGGTGATCGAGGACCGAAACCCCAACGGTGGGCCCTGGCTGCGCGGCGTCTTGGCCGAAGCCCGATAAGCTGAAAGCTGGCTGCGATGAAGCTCAAAGACCTGATCGCGCTGTACCGGGCGCAGTCGTGCGACAACGCGGATCCTCCGTTGTGCAGCCCCGAGCTGCTGACCCTGTATGCCAACGAGGCCCAGGCGGAAGCCTGCCGGCGCAGCCACCTGCTGCTGGATTCAGAAGGCAGCATGTGCCGCCTGCAGGTGACGGCTGGCCAGCGCAGCGTTCCTTTGGCGCCCGATGTGTTGATGATCCGGCGTGCATTTCTGGGCCAGCAGCCGCTGGAGAGCACATCCGCTGAATGGATGGATGCGACGTATCCGGGCTGGCAAGCGCAGGTGCGTGTCGGTACGCCGCTGTATTTGGTCAGTGGCCTGGACAGCGCCAAGCTGCACCTGTACCCACTGCCGCAGCAGGACGGCACCATCGAGTTGACAGCGAGCCGCCTGCCGGCATTGCTGGAAGGTGAAGACAGCATTCCCGAGATTCGGGAGGAGCTTCACCCAGCGCTGGTCGACTGGATGCTGTACCGCGTCTACAGCAGCCAGGACACGGACCTCTACAACGACGCCAAGGCAGCGATTGCACTCAGGCGCTTTGAAGCCGAGTTCGGGCGCAAGACCAGCGGGCGCAACGAGCAGTGGCAGCGGATGGCGCAGTCGATGCCTGGTCCAATTGTGTGACCCCGGCTAAGGTTCGCGGATAGGTGGACGTTCCAATGAAATCAAGGCTCCCGATGTGGAGCCTTTTTCAGTTACAGGAGCAACCATGACCAGCACCGCCAAAGCGACCAGCAAGACCAAGACCAGCGCACCTGCCAAGAGTGGCCGGCAAACCAGCGTCGCACCAGAAGCAAAAGCCCGGGAAACCGCGCAGGCCCAGCAGCAGGCCGCTGAAGCACCAACCGGTCTCAAGTTCGAAAGCTCTGACGCGCTGGCACATTACATCCAGCACAACCCTGAATTCGGCACGCGACCTTTGGATGAACAGAACGAACTGCGTGCCCAGCTGGTTCAGGCCAAGCGTGTCGAAGCGGCTGGCTAGGGGAGTTGGCCCGATTGCGGCAAGCGCTTGATCCTCACGGATGGGGATTCACTGGCTGACCTCAGCGGGACACACAGGCCGGACAATCACATCGATTAAGCTGAGCGATGGGTCCGGCGGACCGGAAAACTATGCTGTGAGCGGCTGCTCTCGGCCAAAAGGAGTCCTCCGCGGGGTTGCCACAGACCTATCGGTGTCAAGCACCGCAGCATTTCTTATGCTTCAAGCCTGACTTACAAGCGCATGGGTCATTGCGTCCTTGCTTTGTTAAACCTGAGCGTATCTTCTGGACTTGCGGCTCCTGCAATTTTTTCAGTTTCTTATACAACTGCTTAAGCTCACCCTGCACATGCTTAACTAATTTGTCATCAACTATCAATGCAGAATAGTGCGATGCTGTTGCATGTCCCGCATCAGCAGCGGACTTCAGCAGCGCTTTTCCACGCTCTTTGTCTTGCTCTAACTCTTTGCCCTCATAGAGAAAGCGGCCAAGAAGGTATTCGCAGTGGCTAGATCCACTTGCAATGCCATTCTCAAAGCATTGTTCTGCCAACTTCTGCGAATAGTCAGAGTAGTCCTTTTCAAGATACAGAAACCCCAGCGCTGCATGACACGAAATTTCCCCTTTCGCCAATGCGTTGGACAAAAGCTCAAAGGCCTCGTCGAACTGGCCTTTATCTCGTAAAAAATCACCGTACTGCGCACAAGCAGCGGCATACCCCCTCTTTGCAGCGACCTCCAAGGCTTTCACGCCGCGCCGTTGGTGTTCTTCACCTTCTGCTAGGTCAACGGTGAGCAGAGAATATCGGTACAAGGCCTCTGTGTTTGCGAAACTAAACAGGCAGGCATCCTCTCCACCCATTTGCCCAATTTCTACCAGTGTCAGTCTGTCTACTCTGGCACTGATCACACAAGCAGCCCAATACAGTTCTGCAGCCATTTTTCGGGTCGTCTTCCTGTGTGCGTCCTCAGTACGCGCAATGATAAGGACTCCCTGGGGTATCGGAGCCAACGACTGAGCCTCAAGAATCAGTCCCGCAGCCATCTTGGCCTCAAAGTCTATAGTTGAGACGGCCTTCCAAAGTGTTTGCTGACTGGTGATGTCGCCAACCTCCACAATAGTGATTTCAGGTAGCTCCTCACTTTTGTTTATCAGGAGAAAAACACTCTCAAAAATGCCGAGAAGCGTTTTTCTGGCAGCAACTGTACTTTTCAAATCTCCTGCCCCGGTATCCTTGCTGGGTTCCACGGAGGCGTCAGATGTGTGCTTTTTCGTTAGCTTGGCATGTACAACTTCATTTCCAAGCAATCGGATCGCGTGCAGATCAGTGCGCAAACTATGGTCAATGATTTGGCACTCATACAGTTCGTTGATACTGCTGTACAGGTCAAACTTCTCAATATCAACTTTGAATTCTTTGGCCAGAGACACTATCAAGTGCTCGATTACGATCCTGAACTTGGTTTTGGCATAGTCTGGAAATGCCGTCATTACTTGTATAGCTAGGCGGTAATCGTCCCCAGCTTCCGGCGCGAGCGCAATACAAAGCTCAACATCGGACAT